CAGCAAATGAAGTCGCAAGAACATTTAAACATGCAACCACAGCACTATTGGCAGTACCATCTCCAATTTCTTTTAATTCTGCTGTTTCCCAAAAACCAGCTGTTGTGTTATATCCATATACAGAACTGTCTCTACTTGATGCAAGGCTTTGATTATAACTAGCCATTTTCCTAAGCGATGCTTCGCTAGGTCTATTTAAATATTCTGATGCTCTTTGTAAAAAACTCTTATTCTCTGCCATTAATACGCCTGCCAGCTTCTCCTCTGAACTAATGCCTGTACACCCAATACTAAAGCATCAACGATATCATCGTTTCTACCTACAGGAAAGGTCATAAGTTCTCTCTCTAAATCTTCTAACCACGATGCATTAGAACGAAACAACACATCGCCTGCCTCCATCCTAGCTGATAATGGCATAGCCTGTGTTATTTTATCCTTGCTAGCATCCATTTCTCTAACTCTCATACCTTGTCGTTGTGCTTCTTGTATAAAGGTTTTTGTAAATCCTTGTTTTTCCATACACACATATGCCCACCTATATTTCTTGTACATATTGCTTATCATTGGAATTATGTCAGGACCTTCTATTTTTATCCTTTGCATGTCTTCAACATAGAGTTTCATGTCAGGTGACATGGCATAAGATATTACAACTGTGTAATCAGATTGAGTACTTGTAGTCACAGCCAAGTCAGCAGCACCAAAATGAACCATTTCTTCAGGTTGCCATTGAGTACCACCACCTTTGTATATTCTGTCTTGTACTTGAAAATATTGCATCCACTCTGGTTTTAACATACCTTGTCCTGCATCAACAAACTCTGCTAAATACTCTTGTGCAAACACAATAGAACCAACTTCATCTTTTGCAGAGTCTATTTCTTCTGGGTCTATCGCAGGATTATCATATGTAGAATATTGAAATCTTTCCCAGTTTGGAGAATTGCCAGCTGTTTCCCATAAATCAAAAAACCAATTATTCATACCCATTGGTGTTGATATAAATAATGCAGAACCTTTTCTTTCAGTAAGAGTAGGTCTTAGTACTTCTTGCCAAACATCAGGTTTTATAAAGGCAGCTTCATCCATAACTAAGAAATCCAAACCCTCACCTCTTAATCTTTGAGGATTATCAGCAGACTTGCAAGATATAGAGCCACCATTAGGAAATAAAACTTCCATATTAGCTAAAGATATTTTTGGTTGTATTTCTGGTGGAAAAGAATAAGCAGCATTTTCAAGTGCTCTCCAACCAACTCTAGCTATTGCGAATGTAGGTGCAACCCACCAAGCTCTACCACCATTAAGTGCAACTTCCATGCACATATGGATACCTAATCTAGTTTTACCAAATCGCCTACCAGCACATAGTATTTTCCAACGAGCATCAGAATTTGACACTTCTTGTTGGTTTTCATGCAAACCAGGTAATTCAGGTATGTAAACTGGCATTAATAACCTAGTTCACCTTTTTTCTTTTTTATCTTATTAATAGAATTTTCAATCATAGTAATAGTTTGTTGCCATTGTAAATGTTCAGCTTGTTGCTGAAGTTTTGAAGGCTCAATCATTACCATGCCAAAATGTTGTGCTTCTAATTTTTTTAATTCGTTTTCGACTATTGTTGCTTTATCTTCTTCAGTCAAATACTCATACTTTATAGTCATATCACCACCTAAATTTTCTCTTCTTAGCCTTATTAAATTTATCAAGAGATTTCTGTGTTAAGTCAGAAGGGTCTTTTTCCCACTCAACATCTATAGGTGTCTCGAACATTACATTTTTAGAAATTTGCCTAGTACAAAAAGACTGACACACAGGACAATCAATTTTTGGTTCATCCAAAATACTGTGAGTAATTTCAAATGTTTTTCCACAACTTTCGTTTCTGCATTTGTAATCATATCTCGGCATCTCTTTTTAAATAACCTCTTAATAAGTTTTGATACTCTTTGTGAGCACCAGCTTGTTGTCTGCCATCAAATATATCATGATGTCTCTTACATAATATCGCAACATTCCACATTTCATTGGATATGTCTCTATTTTTTCCACCCATACCTATAGCTTTGATATGAGCCATTTCTAGCCAAGTTCTGTCTGAACAATTATGCCACTCACATTGATACTTAGCTCTCTTTAATGCTTTTTCACGAAGTTCTGATTTATTAATTTTACCAGTGCCATCTCTTTTTTTCTGACCCATACCAGAAATACCAGAACTAGCACTTCTTCTTTTTTTAAACTCTGCGTAAGTTTCGTTCTCTGGTTCCCACTCTACTCTAGCCATGTGCTTCTCTTTTATTTAAAGACAGCAAACATATATCACAAATTGTAAGAACATCAGATTTTAAAAGTTCTTTTTTACAAACTCTACAAAAATACTTATCAATCATCTCCTGCCCAATTTGGATTACCTCTATATGTATCAAGAACTTTTGTTTGATATAAATCATCCATAGTTAAATATATTTTTCTAGCTACGATATAGCCTTTTTTAATTAACCACTTGTAAGGTGCAGAGAATATTCTATTTTCTATCTGTTTGAATTTTTCTATCATTATTTAAGTATAGAGGATTTTTGTTATAGATACAGCTCTCCTAAGAGAGCCGATGATGGGAGGAGGTCGGTGTGGAATCCGACTAACACTACTGTATCAAAAAATGTAAAAAGGCGTGGTATTTAAAAACACACACGCCTTTGTACTCTCGCTATGGAACACCATAGATAATTACTTAATCATCATAATCTTCATCTGTTGGTAGTGGAGCCATTTTTCTTTCTTTTCTAATTGCTCTGCGTTCTCTCTCTGACTTACCACCCCATATACCAAATCTCTCACCTCGTTCTAGTGCTTGTTCTAAACAGGGTTCTTTTACTGGACAACGATTACAAATCTCTTTTGCTTTCTTTGTAGAACTACCTCGTTCTGGAAACCACCAATCTGGGTCATTTTCTGGATATTTGACTTGATTGCATAATGCATCTGAATACCAGTCTGGAACATTTAGGACTTCGCCTAATAAACTTACCGAATAGTCATCATCAGACATAACTCTACCCTCTACCCTCTATATAGGAGAAAACTTTTAGAATCCTACCTAGCCATTCATAAATACTCTACATAGATTTATTAAGCATTAAAAGATTTATTAAGGGAAAGTAATGCTAAACGCTATAACTAGAACAAATGTTCGATACAAGAAGTATATGAAGGGGAGGGTGAAGGGTACTATATATTGTGTCTAATTGATAAAACACTGAAAGCTAGATATTTTGCGTAGGGAATCAAGCTAATCCCCATAAGATATCTGGAACTTGATGGGTTCTCCCCCTTCTCCTGAGAGTTCCAAACTACTGCGTTTACCCCATTTCTTAGGGAAACTACGCTCAAGCCACCAAGCACTTGCTTGCCAGACACCATTATCACTAGCTCTACGAATGTTTCGTATGTGTGCCCCCTCTGCTTCGGCACGAGCTTTTTTTACTGCCTCCGAAAACTCTTGAAACATATTGACAATTTCTATATCTTCTGAAACAGCCAATGAATTAGGGCTTTCTTCACCAGAACCTAACAACTTTTCATCTGCCTTTTCGGTTGCCTTATCGCCTTTCTTCATCCACTCATAGTAAGTAGAGGGAGAAATACCAACCATAGTTGCAGCATCCTCTTGGTAATAGCCCATTTTAAGCCAATTACTTATCTCTTCTATGAGTTCTGGGGTTAATTTAGTAGGTCTAGCCATAATATAGGCTAATTTTACCTCAATATCCCTAGAAAAAAGGTATTAGTGTCGAATTGGTAAAACTTGAAAACTAGAAATTTTTATGCACGACCCTAAGTAGATATCAAATACTTTCCAGCGATTTACTGGGTACCCCCCTTGTAATGCTGGAGATACAAATTACCTAAAGGAGGTAAATATGGAGAACTACCAAGCGTGGTTCATCGTGGTATGTATAGGCTTTACAGTCTATATGACTATCACAACACTACTAGACCAACTATTTGGTGAAAGGTGGCGTAAAGCTATTGGTTTCACTAGATATGTTGATTGTGAGATATGTTATGACAATGTTGAACGAGTTGAAACTCGTAAGTCATTTGTCAAGCACTATCGCTATGTAGTACATTGTCTCCACTGTCAATGGCATATTGATAAGTGGAACACAAGAGGTAAGTGTGGTCACTATCCATACGATAACGATTGTTGGGAAAAACAGTGCTACTAAACAGTAGATAAATCAAGCCCATCGTAATTGGTGGGCTTGGACTTATCTATACATTGTAGGTAAGAGAAAGGACAATCATGAAAAGATTGTTTGCAATGATTAAGTCATTGTTTGCACAATCTGGTGACATGATGGATGTTGATGAGTATCCAAAAACAATGCCTTGTGCTAATTGTTTAGATGGTCAAGCAACAATCTATCCAGCTGTAGAAATACATAATCACTAGGTAGATAAATCAAGCTCATGGGAAACTGTGAGCTTGGACTTATCTATATAGGTAAGAGAAAGGAATGCTTATAGCAGAATCACCACTCAGTGAGGGTATGTCCAAAATGTGGGATAACATCATCATTTCTTCTATGGAGAAGAATATGAATGATGAACCATCTCTTGGAACACCTGTGGTTGCTAAACCTTATTCAGGTAATTGCATGTTTTGTGCAAATACATTAACTGATAAGGATGAAGACCACAGTGTCTGTAACCCTTGTTGGGATAACATCTACAAGTGATGTAGCGGAGATGCTGGCTCTCTCTGTCACTCAACCAGCACGACACAAGTTAGGTGTAAGTCAACTATGCGACTTACAGCTTCTTCACAACTATCCAATAGCTGCTAACAGCATGTTGTTAGTGAACACATTGGAGAAAGGGGCGACATAGTGTTTACACTATGTAGTTGGTGCCTCACCATAGCAGGTGAGCACATCATTGCCGACTTGGACTCTTGTCCAGTCATAGATGGTGTGTGTGCACTGGACATGCCTGACCTTCCACACTGTGAAAAGTGTGGTTGGGATTGCATCCAGTTGGACAACCAACCCCCTCCTTTACCTAGCTGGGTTTAACACCTAGCTAATAAGGCGGAGATGCTGGCAATCTCTGTTACTCAACCAGCAAGCTCATTATGGTACTAGAGCAGGTTCGATTCCTGCTATGAGCACTTGTCCACCCTCTTACAGCAATTTGTATGTAAGAGCTCATATAACATTATGAGCATTTGGATAGCATAATCTATCCACCATACAAACACTGAAAGG